CAGGAGAATAAATATGGCAGATATAGATAAAGGTCTCCCGAATACTCGTACTCAATTAAATGTTCCTGGGCCGGAACAAGAAGTCGATATTTCGGAGCAAGAACAACAACAACAACAACCAGTAGAAGTAATACCAGAAGAAGATGGTGGTGCAACTATTGATTTTGATCCAAGTGCCGTGAACCAAGCAGGCTCGCAATCGCACTTTGATAACTTAGCCGATATATTACCGGAAGATGTTTTAGATCCCATTGGATCAAAACTTAGAAATGATTACCAAGACTATAAATCATCAAGAAAAGATTGGGAACAATCTTATACCAATGGCCTAGATCTTTTAGGATTTAAATACGATAATAGAAACGAACCTTTTCAAGGAGCATCAGGTGCAACTCATCCAGTTTTAGCAGAAGCGGTTACTCAGTTTCAAGCATTAGCTTATAAAGAATTATTACCAGCAGATGGTCCAGTTAGAACACAAATGTTAGGTGTATCTAGTCCATTAAAAGAACAACAATCTCAAAGAGTAAAAGATTTCATGAATTATCAATTGATGGATCAAATGAAAGAATACGAACCAGAATTTGATCAAATGTTATTTCATTTACCTCTTGCAGGTTCAACATTTAAAAAAGTTTATTATGATGATTTATTAGGAAGAGCAGTATCAAAATTTGTACCCGCAGATGATCTTGTTGTACCTTACACAGCAACTTCATTAGATGATGCGGAAGCAGTCATTCATATTATTAAACTTTCTGAAAATGATTTACGTAAACAACAAGTAAATGGTTTTTACACAGACATAGAATTAGCAAAACCTTCTGACGCAGCTGATGCAGATAAAGTAAAACAAAAAGAACGTGAATTAGAAGGTGTTACTAAAACAACTTAGAAGGTTTTGAAGATGTTGGTCAAGACGGTGAACCAACAGAAATAAAATTACCTTACGTCGTTACAATCGAAGAAGGTAGTCAAAAAGTTTTGTCCGTAAGACGAAACTTTGCGCCCAATGATCCACTTAAAAATAAAATTCAATATTTTGTCCATTTCAAATTTCTGCCTGGACTAGGATTTTATGGTTTTGGACTCATTCATATGATTGGCGGATTGAGCCGTACAGCAACGTCGGCTCTCCGTCAGTTGTTAGATGCTGGAACTTTATCAAACTTACCAGCCGGATTTAAACAAAGAGGTGTCAGAGTAAAAGATGACGCTAAACCAATACAACCAGGAGAATTTAAAGATGTAGATACTCCAGGTGGTAATTTAAAAGATGCATTTGTATTTTTACCTTACAAGGAACCATCACAAACTTTATTAGCTTTGATGGGAACTGTGGTAGCAGCAGGACAAAGATTCGCGTCCATTGCTGACATGCAGGTCGGTGACGGGAACCAACAAGCAGCTGTTGGTACGACTGTGGCTCTTTTAGAACGTGGTTCAAGAGTAATGTCAGCAATCCATAAACGATTATACTCAGCATTAAAAAATGAATTTAAATTATTAGCAAAAGTATTTGCTACTTACTTACCACCAGAATACCCTTACGATGTTGTCGGTGGACAAAAGAACGTTAAGGTTACAGACTTTGATGACAAAGTAGATGTACTACCGGTTGCAGATCCAAACATATTTTCAATGAGTCAAAGAATATCTTTAGCTCAAACTGGATTACAACTTGCAATGTCAAATCCACAAATTCATAATTTGTATATGGCATTTAGAAAAATGTACGAGGCACTTGGTATAAAAGACATAGATAGAATTTTACCACCACCGCCACCAAAAGCACCTAAAGATCCATCATTAGAACATATTGATGCATTGGGTGGAAAACAATTTCAAGCATTTCCAGGACAAGACCATAGAGCACATGTTACCGCTCACTTAAATTTTATGTCACTTAATTTGGTTAGAAACAATCCACCGGTTATGGCTGCGATACAAAAAAATATATTAGAACATATTAGTCTGATGGCAACTGAACAGGTGCAATTAGAATTTAGAGAACAAATGATGCAGCTACAACAACTTGCACAACAAGCAGCAGTCAACCCACAAGCACAACAACAAGTACAAGAGATGACTCAAGGCATTGAAGCAAGAAAAGCAGTATTGATCGCAGAGATGACAGGCGACTTTATGAAAGAAGAAAAAGAAATTACATCACAATATGACTCTGATCCATTACTAAAACTAAAATCAAGAGAAGTTGATTTAAAAGCAATGGAGAATCAACGTAAACAGGAAGAAACAACTGCTAAACAAGAACTTGAAAGAGCAAAACTACTTCAAGCTAAGAATTTAAATGAAGAAAAGCTTGAACAGAACGAAGAATTAGCAGAATTACGTGCTGATACTTCACTTGAGAAACAAGAAATAGCAAATGATAATAGATTAACACTTGCTAACATGAAACCAAAAGGGTAAAAGGTAAATACTATGCAAAACTATAAAAAAAGCACACCTGTTAAAATGGAAGATTCTAAAAAAATTGTTGATCCAAGATCAGCAACAAGTTTTAGAGGAAAATCTTTTTTAGCTGTTGGCAATAAACAAGAAGTTAAAGGTTCTAGAGCCGCTAGAAAACAAAAACCAGTAACTTGGGTTTAATATGTGGTTAGGTGCTATTAAATTAGCTTTAAACGCCGGAACACACATTTATAAAAAGAAAAAAGAAACTCAAATGTTAATGGCTGATGCGCAAGCTCAACACGCCTCTAAAATGGCGCGTGGAGATTTGGAATACAGTGGCAAACTTTTAGAAGCCCGGCAAAACGATTACAAAGATGAGGTCGTTTTAGCGATTTTAACGCTCCCGATAATTGTGCTCGCATATGGGGTGTGGTCAGACGATCCGCAGGCTATGGAGAAGATAAAAGTGTTCTTTGAGCATTTTCAGGCACTGCCGACATGGTTTACTAATTTATGGATACTTGTATGTGCAAGTATTTTTGGTATAAAAGGTACACAAATATTTAGAAATAATAAGGAGAAAAAATAATGAAAAACTTTTTAAAAAACATGGTTATCAAAGCTGTTAAGCCAAACGTACCAAAAACAAAACTTCAAAAAGCAAACAGAGATTTAAAATTAAGTGTACATAAAACGAAAGCATCTGGAGCCCAATTAAATGAAACTATATTTAAAATAAAACAACTTAGTAAAAAAATGGATAATAAAAAAAAGGCTACTAAAGCAGAAGCTAGAAAAATAGAAAAAAGAAATGAAGACGATAAAAAAATTTTTAAAAAAGGAGATAAATAATATGAGAATGAGTTATAAAAAAGGTAAAGACGTTAAGAAAAAAACCAAAGGTGGTGGATCAGATTTTGGAATGTTAAGTGTAAAAGCTGGCATAGACAAAAATCCAAATGCAACACAAGCCGATAGAATTGCTGGAGCTAAAATGGGCAACAGAAAAAAAGCTATGGGTGGCGGAATGATGAGAAAACAATTTGGTAAAGGTGGAGACACACATGTTACTAAAGATGGTAGAACGGTTAAAAAAGGTCTTTACTATTACATGAACAAAGCAAAAAAATCTGGTAAAAGTAAACCAGGTAAAGGTTCTGTAACTGACAAAGCTTTAAAAACATCAGCTAAGACAGCAAAGAAAAGTTAAAAAATGAGAAGCGCTGCATGGCAGAGAAAAGAAGGTAAGAATCCATCCGGTGGATTAAACAAAAAAGGTGTTGCATCTTACAGAGCAGCTAATCCAGGATCAAAACTTAAGACAGCGGTTACAACTAAGCCATCTAAATTAAAAGCAGGATCAAAATCAGCAAATCGTAGAAAATCTTTTTGCGCAAGAATGAGTGGTATGAAAAGTAAATTAACATCAGCTAAAACTGCAAGAGATCCAAATTCAAGAATAAACAAATCTCTTAGAAAATGGAATTGTAATTAATGAGTCCAGAAACAGTAATTTATAAATTACAAAGAACGATCGAATCACAATTAAATAGTTTAACTATTGTCATCACTACTGGTGTTGACAATATGGAAAAATATAGATATATATTAGGACAAATCAATGCACTGGAATCAGTGCGTCAGGAACTTTCAAGCCTGCTTAACTCAGAGGAGAAAAATGAAGGAACAGTCATCGATATTGGGGACCACAAACTCAAAGATAACATTACCAAATAAAAATTTGGTTGGTGTAAAAAAATCAGAAGAACCAAAAAAAGAAGTTACAAAAGAAACAACAAAATTACCAAAACCTACTGGTTGGAGAATGCTTGTTTTACCATTTCGAATGGATGAAAAAACAAAAGGCGGAATCTTACTAGGCAATGAAACTATAGACAGACAACAAGTAGCATCACAGTGCGGAAGCGTACTTTCGATGGGAGATTCTTGTTATGCGGATAAAGAGAGATATCCAAACGGTCCGTGGTGCAAGGTTGGTGATTGGGTGGTCTTTGCACGTTATGCAGGATCACGTATAGAAATTGATGGTGGAGAAGTACGTCTTCTAAATGAAGATGAAGTTTTAGCAACCGTTCAGGATCCAAAAGATATCCTGCACAAATACTAACATAGGAAGGAACTATGCCAGAAGCAAATAAAATAAAAAAAGACGAACCTATGGTAGATATAGATACTTCAGGTCCAGAGACCGAAGTTAATTTACCAGAAGAAGTAGTTAATAAAGTTGAATCAGAAAACACGGAACAGGAAACAGTAGTAGAAGAAGAAGTAAAAGAAGAACCAGTAAAAACAGAATCAGGAAAACAGGACGAAGAATTAGAAGATTATAGTAAAGGTGTTCAATCTCGTATTGCAAAACTTACTCGTAAGATGAGAGAAGCAGAACGTAGAGAAGCCGCAGCTATAGAATATGCACAAGCGGTAGAACAGAAAAGACAAATTGATAATGAAAGATTTCAAAAAGTTGATTCTGATTACACTAAAAAATTTGAGGAGAATGTAAAAACTGGAATGGATTCCGCGCAAAAAGAACTTGCAACGGCAATCGAAGCTGGTGATGCAACTGCTCAAGTTGAAGCTAATAAAAGAATTGCTACACTTGCATTTGAAAATGCAAAATTGGAGCAAA